AGAAATCAATCCTTACAATAATCACTGATGGAATTTCTCACCAGTCACCTGCCTTTAATAAAGAGTCCAATGAGACTAAAGACCAAAACGAACAAGAAACAGAAATGGAAAAAGGAACTGGTGACCAATACAGATGGTCAAGAATAAGAACTATTAGAAAGTTCCAAGACCCATTCTCTAAGAAGTTATACACTTACTCCGACCAATCTTCATACGGCAGAGATGGTTTCGTACAAACTCAGAACTTACTGGACTGGATTTCAAAAGAGACTGGTGTGGTTATTACTGGATACTTTGTTTTCGAGAAGAAGAGAGACTTATACAGTCTTCCTCAATCTTCACTTAACTTAGGTGACTATGACACTGCTTGGAAGTCTATCAGAAAAGAAGGACTTGCAGTTAAGTGTCACGGTTGGAATAAATTATTCTTGACTGCTTCTTCGACACTTGCAGTAGATGGAGATGACGAATTAGACGAAAAGTTCATTGGTGCAAAGAAGTCATCACTAATGGCTGCTTTCAAAAAAAACCAAAGAACGAAAACGACTTCAAGATTTTTAACCAATGAATTTATCAAGGAGATAGCATAATGAATAGAGAACCATTAAGAGTAGACGAAGCATATTACATAAACCACAATACAGATTACAGTGCATTTGCAGATGCAGTTATGGATGTCGGCCCATCACCTTGTGAGAAGTTTGATTGTCCTAGACAAAAACAATGTGCAGAAGAATTCGTGGAGTGTAAAGCATTCAGAGTTTGGACTAATCAAGGTGAGAGTGTTTATGAGAGACACTTAAGTATGGATAAGAATGGCAACCCTAAAGAGACCCCAATTGAGAATTCAATCAAAGTATTATTGCAAGTATGCAAATAGGGGTTGACAACGGGTCTAATTTTTTAGTACCATATACAAGATGAGAAAATTAACTGATTTAACGGAGACAAAAATTATGAATCAAGTGAAAAGAACGGAATCGGTGTTAGTAGAAGGAAAGAAATTCCAGTTAACACCAGACAGACAGGAGTTTTTACAAACTCTTGTAGACACATACCCAAATCAATCTACTTTTGTAAAAGAGGATTTTGATGCAATTGGTGGTATGCCATATTGGGTTAAATCCACAAAGTATCCATTTAGAGATGGTTTGAACTTTAATCTACATGCAGTGGTAAGTGGTTATAACGGTGGTTACGATAGTGAGACTATCTCAACACCAGTTAAATCTGCACCAGTTCCTGAATTGAGAATTGCAGGTAATGAAAATATGCCTGTTGCAGCTAAAACATCGTCTGTCAACTCTCTTGACAACGTCAAAATCATTCCTGAAAAGATGGTTAACTATGTTCCTTTTGGACACTTCAACGATGTCAAGAACATCATTAAGTCCAAAATGTTCTTCCCAATCTTTGTGACTGGGTTGAGTGGTAATGGTAAAACATTAATGATTGAACAAGTTTGTGCTCAGTTAAAGAGAGAGTGTTACAGAGTTAACATTACTATCGAGACTGATGAAGACGACCTAATGGGTGGTCACACTCTACAGGGTGGAGACATCATGTTTAGAGAAGGTCCAGTTATCAAAGCAATGAGAAAAGGTGCCGTGTTACTTCTTGACGAAGTGGACTTAGGTTCTAACAAGTTGATGTGTCTACAATCAGTTCTAGAAGGTAAAGGATACTTTATCAAAAAGACTGGTGAGTGGGTTTCACCTGCTGAAGGTTTCACAATTCTTGCAACTGCAAACACGAAAGGTCAAGGTTCGGATGATGGAAAATTCATCGGAACTCAGATTATGAATGAAGCGATGTTGGAAAGGTTTGCAATTACGATGCAACAAGAATATCCACCAGTGACTACTGAAAGGTCTATCCTTAAGAAAGAAATGGAATTGACTGGTACAGTCGATAATGATTTTTGTGAGAAACTAGTAGACTGGGCTGACATAATCAGAAAGTCATACTATGAAGGTGCGATTGATGATGTTGTTACGACTAGAAGGTTGGTTCACATAGTGAATGCATTCAGAATGTTTGGTGACAAACTCAAGTCAATCACAATGTGTATCTCTAGGTTCGATGAAGAGACTAGGAATTCAATCCTTGACCTTTACACCAAGATAGATGCGGGGGTTGATATGAATGCAGAAAACCATCTAGACGAATCAGAGACTTCAGAGTATAATGATTAGTATGTTTGGTAAAAAGACAAAGTCGATAGACTACAAGTATAACGAAAGTGAACTCTTAAAGGAGTTCACTGCTTACATTGACTCAACTTATGACCAACATTACAGTTTAAACAAGTACCAAGCAACTGAATTTATTATGGACGCAGGTCATGGTGAAGGTTTTTGTATAGGTAATATACTAAAGTATGCCCAAAGATATGGTAAGAAAGGTGGGAAAAATCGTACCGACCTTTTGAAAGTTATCCATTACGGATTTCTTGCATTAAATAACCACGATAAAACGGAGAAAAACCAGTGATGAAAATCAGTAACGACACGAGAGATGTCTTAAAAAACTTCTCAACCATTAACTCGGGTATTAGAGTAAAAGAGGGAAATAGGTTAGAGACTATTTCTAATATGAAAAACATTCTTGCAGTGGCTACTGTATCAGAGGAGTTCCCAAAGAACTTTTCAATTTACAACCTGCCTGAATTCCTAGGTGCAACTTCACTGATGGAAGACCCAGACTTTCAGTTTGGTGATTCTTCATTAGAAATTGTAGACCCTAACTCAAAGATGGCATACTATTATGCATCTGAAGGTATGGTCATTGCACCTGATAAAATGATAACAATGCCAGATGCAGAAATTGAATTCAAGGTCACATCGACTTTGTTGACAGACTTGCAAAAAGCATCAAGTGTTCTAGGTGTGAATGACTTAGTACTTGAATCTGATGGCACAACTGTATCATTGACTGTTAAGGACAAGAAGAATGCAGCTTCAAATACTTTCTCACGAACAGTGGGTGAAGGAGATGGAACTAAGTATTCAATGAATTTTAAGATTGAGAATCTTAAAATACTTACAGGAAACTATAATGTATCAGTATCTTCTAAAGGGATATCTCATTTCAAAAATGCAGATATGGCTCTAGAATACTTTATTGCATTAGAACCCGATTCAAAATACGGGTCATAAGACATAAATAGATTTGTGGGTTCATCTAGTCTTCAGAAACCCACGGGATTGTCCCAACTCATCATTCTACTGGTGGGACATATTACAAAGTTCGGTGGGGTTCTTTGTCCTTTTTATAATGAGATAATATGACAGAAGAATTTTTATATGTGGAGAAATACAGGCCACAAAATATCGAAGATACAATCCTACCCCAACAATACAAAGACCAATTCAAAGAATTCGTAAAGCAAGGAGAGATTCCAAATCTCTTACTTAGTGGTTCTGCAGGATGTGGTAAGACAACCATTGCTAAGGCACTCTGCAACGAACTAGGTGCAGACTTTATCGTAATCAATGGTAGTGATGAGGGTAGACTCATAGACACGCTTAGAACGAAGGTAAAGAACTTTGCATCGACTATGTCACTACAGGGTGGCCCTAAGGTCGTTATCCTAGATGAAGCAGATTACATATCTGCAGATAGTGTGCAACCTGCATTAAGAGGATTCATAGAAGAGTTCTCAAGTAACTGTAGGTTCATCTTTACATGTAACTACAAGAATAGAATCATCCCAGCCTTACACTCAAGAACAACTGTAATAGATTTTAAGATATCTCCAGAAGAGAAACCTAAACTTGCACAACAGTTTATGAAAAGAGTTAAGACTATCTTAGATACTGAAGGTGTTACTTATGATGATAAGGTTATTGCAGAACTCATAATGAGATTTTTTCCCGATTTCAGACGTATCCTAAATGAATTACAAAGATATGGTGTTAGTGGAACAATTGATTCGGGTCTGTTATCATCTTTAACCGAAGAAAAGTTTACTCCTTTAATAAATATGTTACAGGAAAAGAACTGGGGTGCAATGAGAAAGTGGGTCGGTCAGAATAGTGACCAAGACTTCACATCGTTATATCGTAAAGTGTTTAATGCACTTGAAGTAAGATTAGAACCACAATCAATACCAGCTGCGGTGTTAGTCATTGCAGACTACCAATACAAGGCTGCATTTGCAATGGACTCAGAGATTAACTTCACTGCATGTTTAACCGAGATTATGTCGGAGTGTAAATTCAAAAATGTTTAAGTTACAAGAAATGATTGCTAATGCAATCAGTAAATTTTGGGAATGGAGTTTCCAAAGAAATGCAAACAAACAGTTTGCCGAGAGGAAAGAGAAATGAGTGAATATGACGAAGTAGTAGACAAACAGAGGAGATTACTCCTTGCAGAAAAATGGGCAAAGGGTGTTAAGACACTTCATGCACATGCATTAACATCTATGTGGTATGATGACAGAGGCAACGATGGTTCGGTAATGGATACTGAATACAATGATGGTCTTGTCATGAGAGAGATTAGAGAGACGGGTGAGACTGTTTACTTTGGTGAATCTCTTAAAGGTGATGACTTACTGCAGCTGTTTGGTCAGCACATGAAAGACGAAAGAAAGTAAATGTCCAAACGCAACCCCTTTGATTTTGTCAAATCGGTCTCCTATGATAAGAAAGATATTATGGTCGATGCTGTTGAAGAGAAAGCATATGCACCATTCCTAATTAACAAATCATTATCCTATCACCAAGATTCTCTTTTCATGACTAATGAGATGAATAATCGAAGCCACCTCGATAATCGTCTTCAATACCTCTTTTTACTAAATACTCTTAGAAAAAGACAAAGGTTTGGTTCATGGGAAAAACCTTATGTCTCTAAAAAAATAGACACGATTAAGAACTACTATAAAATTTCCACATCAAAAGCAAAAGAGTATATGGAAATCCTAACAGATAAACAAGTTCGTGAATTGAAACAGAGAATGAGTATTGGTGGACAAAACAATGAATGATAATGAGAGCTTAGTATCCGAACTCGTGGAAATAACCTTCCGTGAAAAAGACGACTTTCTAAAAATACGAGAAACCCTATCTAGAATAGGTGTTGCTTCACGCAAAGAACAAGAACTATTTCAATCATGTCACATACTACACAAACGTGGTAAGTACTACATTACACATTTCAAAGAGTTATTCAAACTCGATGGTAAACCAACTAGCATAGACGAAGGTGACATTGGTAGAAGAAACACTATAGTATCTCTACTTGCACAATGGAAATTGGTATCTATTGTAGACCCTAAAAAGGTTAAAGAACCTGTTGCACCACTATCACAAATCAAAATTATTCCTTTTAAAGAGAAAAAAGACTGGAAATTGACGACTAAATACACCATAGGAACTAATAAGGAACTCTAAAACCTAAATAAATACATAACACTTAAAAAGGAGATTTTTATGTTTTCAGGCATCATATCTTTTATTATGGGAATTTGGAATTTATTAATGATTATACCGATTGTTATTTCAATCTGTTCAGTCATAGTAGCACTTACACCGACACCACAAGATGATAAAGTTTGGGCTAAGGTGTATAAATACTTAGAAATACTTTCACTTGCAATTGGCAAGGCGAAAGACAAGAATCCTTTATTGGATAAATAATACCATTAACGAGGAAAAAAATGGAATATATAATACTAGGAATAATTGCAGTTGCAATAGGACTACATTTCTTTAAGAAGGTAAATGACACTCCTAAACCAACTACTGTTAAATCTGCAAAACCAGTTGTAAAAAAAGAATCAGCACATAATGTTGCTGACCTTAAGAAACTTACTAAAGTTCAACTATTGGATTTAGCAGATAAGAACACCATTAAGGTAAAACGAAGTGGTTCTAAAGCAGAAGTTATCAAGGCAATTTCTACACATCAAAAGTAATACTTAGTTAAACTTTTACAAAAGGGACTTTTATAGTCCCTTTTTTTTGTTCTTAGTCAGAGTATTAATATAAATAACTACATGGAAGAGATATTTGGTCTAATAGGTGAAGTCGGAGCTCCAATTGCAGGAAGCATAGTGATGGGGTTCTTTATTTTTATAGTTATTAAACAGATACTTGAGGGTGTTGTTGGCAGTATTGGTACACTAACAATGTTCTGTAAATCACTTGAGAATCGTGCTAGAACGATGTCTAACGAGATGATTAAGATAGACTTACTTGTTTCGAGTGCATTAGAACTCAGACCCGACATCGATAGGATTGCAAGAGCAGAGAACTTCATTGAAGACGATAAACTTGATGTAAGGAGAGATTAATGGATATTGCAGCTCTTATATCCGAATACGGATTTCCAATAGTCATGTCAGTCGGACTTGGCTATTTCATATATTACATATGGTGGTTTGTAGGTGAGAAACTAGAACCCGAAATTGAGAAGATGCATTTTGCACTAATCAA